TCCTCGCTCAGCGCCTTCTGGGCTGCGGCATTACGTTGTTCTGAGATCCTAGCCATCAGCGGTTTTCCTCGAATCCATCCCACGGTTTCCATGGTTCCCCGGCGAGTGCCTTCTGGACAGCTATACGAGCGAGATAGTTCTCTTCGATGGCACGGTAATGCTGACCAGGAGCGGCGATGCCGTGTTCCCTAAGAACGAGGCCCATAAACTCTGTATCGTTGAGTAGCGCCTCTTGTTGGCTCGGAGATGCCTGGCGCCAAAGAGCCCCAAAGTTGTCTGGGACATCGGCTTCTTGGATATCTCCCACATCCATTCGCCTCATCATAATGCTTCGGATTTTTTGCTTCGGTTCGAGGCGAGGTACAGATTGGCGCAACGACTCCATCTTCTTGAATGGGCGGTGTGCCTCCTCCTCTCTCTCCAGACGCCAACGACGACGAGCCTCGTAGTCGTCCTCAGAGATCCGAGTATCTGGTACGTTAGCGGCCCGGGTATCCGGAACCTTGGAAGTACTGTAATCTGGAGCCTCGAAATCTGATGTCCGAGTATCTGCGGACAGGGAGGTTCTGTAGCCTAGAACCTTGGAAGTACTAGCCTCAGGCACCGCAGAGGTCCTAGTGTCTGGACCATCATTCAGGGCTTTCTTGATCGCGGCATCGCGCTGTTCTGGGATCTTAGCCATCAGTTGCCTCGGAGTTAGGGCGGAGCCCGTAGAGGTCACGGTACCACCCGTCACCCTTGAGGGAGAAGGAACTTCCGCTTACGAGCTTGGTAACCTGATCCCCGGAGCAATTCGGGCAAGCCGGGATAGGTGCATCCATCTTAACCATCTTCTCGAAGGCAGCCACGCAGCGGTCACACCGATACTCGTAGATGGGCATCAGCGGCTCTTGTAGGTAGCCAGTCCTTCGCGGATAGCTACTTGGTTGCCAGGGGAGGACTCGAATGCTCGGGTCTTCTCTCGTAGGTCTGCGGCAGCCTGGGCTTGCTGGGCCTCAAAGGCCTGAGTCGCCGGGCTTGCTGGGACGGGAGTCGGTGCCGGCAGTGCCGAGGTCTCTGGGACTCCTACAGCCGTGGGCGTGTAGCTATCCCTACCTCCTACCGCTTCGAGCGCGTCAACAGTCTCCCCGCCACCCGGTAACCCTCCTCCCGCTTCCTCTTCCTCCGCCTCTGGAGCTTCGACTGCTTCAGGTGCGGGTTCGGGAGCCTCAGTAGGGGGTGGAGTAGGTTGAGCCTGGGCCCCGCCAGTTTGCTGGGGTACTCGGTCAGATTCCCAGGGCTCATCCTTCGACCAGTCGGGATCGCCCCCGTAGCCAGCCGATACCCCTGCCTGCGTAGTAGTCTCGTGGAGAGGTCCTGTTGACCTCGGAGCAAAGCGATCAGCCTCCGCCTCGGGTAGGTCTGCTACGGATTCCTCTGCCACCTGATTCCGAAACTGCGAGACGGTCTGCTTGCTTTTGGCCACCGCACAAACCCCCTACGTGACGATCATGCGCACGATTACGGCACTGGTGGGGCTACCGGTACCAGCAGTACCTCCCGCAGTTGTGCAGGCGTAAGAGAGTGCGGCCCCGAACACGATCCCTTGCGGGACAATGAAGTGTTCCTTCGTCGCAGCCTTTGCCCGCACTACAACATCCGGAACAGTGGTCCCCACCGTTGGAGCCGCATGGTTCCACAGCTTAACGTAGCTCGCCGCCGAGTTGGCAGTGTTGTCCACTTCAATGTAGTGGATGTTACTCGCCGCTCCAGTCGCGTTTGCCACGGCTGTAGCAGTGACAGAAGAATCAGTGATGACCTTGCCACCAAGGGGATTGTATTGATTCATTAAGGCCATTGTCGTTCTCCTATCACGAGGTCACTAGCCACACGGCAACTGAAGAAGCAGGGGCTGTAGTGCCCGCTGTTCCGCCTTCACGAACACAGCAGTAACTAATTCCCGTACCAAACGTAGTGCCCCCAGGCAGGATGTACTGTCGATTCGTACTGGCCTCGATCTGAAAAACATAGTCGGGGACAGTCGTGCCTACGGTAACTGCGGCTGCCGTGTCGTAGAACTTCAAGTACACCGTGTTCCCGGAAGCGTTGTTCGCGTAAAAGAAGTACAGAGTTCCGGGGGCCCCAGTGACATTCACGGCTGCGGTATTGGTCGCGGCAGTGTCGTAGAGGACGCGGTTAGTTAGGCCCGCAGTCTGGTTGGTAATGGTGATTGCCACGCTCTCTCCTACACTCAAAAGGAACTGGGCTTTCTACGTTCCCAGAATAGCGGATTTGCCCTGAAGGATCAACGCTTAGGATCCACCAGTTGCGGCAGCTAGAGCAGCGGGCCACACTGTGGACCCAAACTGCTGTAGCGCAAAGTACACAAGTCCCAGCATGAGCAGTTGCCCCGGCTGGCTGGAAAAGACTCGTTGAAGCCACTGTTGTCGGCGCTCGATGGCTTCGTCTTCCTGCTCCCGCCGAGCTTTCTCGGCCTCCAAGACTGCCGTCAGCGCCTCTGCTGTAGCTTTCCCAGCCTCATGATTGGCCCGAGTCTCGGTAGTCAGCCCGTCAACAGCCTTGGTTAGGGCGACCAACTCACTGTGAATCTGCACTACACCCTTGGACATCTCCCGCATCCATAGAGTGTAGGCAGTTTCTTCGAGGGGAGACTCTTCCATCTGAAGAGTTTATCACCCCTACTCAAACAAATCGACGTTAATTGCTCGCCAAGAAGATAACATACGTCCTCGCTTCGGGATGACCGAGGGGATGTAGGCGAAGCTGCCGTACTTTGCGAGCATCTTCATCATTCCACCAAGAGTCTTCTGGGAAATTGCCCGGTCAGGCGCAAGGATGAGCGGGACACCTTCGCCTCGCCCAGGGCTAGAGATGGCAGCCGCCAAAGCGAGCTTCAACACTACCCACTGACCTCCAGAAGCGTTGACTATCGGTCCCTCGGACGAAGATAGCCCGAGCTTGACGTTGTTCCCGTCCACGTCGATGCTGAACGACATGCCCAGGTCAGCAGCCTTCATCCAAACGTTGACACGCTGGTTGATGCGCCGCCCGATCAAGCCCACAGACGTGGCGAGCATAGCCAAGACCTGATCTCGGGAGATCTTGAGGGCTTGATGGTTTGCTTTGGCCCGGGTGATGGCTTCAGCGAGTCGCGTCACCATAATCACAGGCACTCCAGCACCGAGCTTCTCCTCCAGGCGGGTGATTTGTCGGTAGCGAGCCTCCACCCCTTCCAAGGTAGCGCCATCTGTCGAACAGATCGGACACTTCACGACCTCCTTGCCTCCCTGAACCATCATGTCCTTCACCCACCCGATAGTGGACGCCAAAGAGGTGACGGTAGCCGCCTCGGGGGAAGGGTCGAAGAGTTGGCCGAGAGTTGCCAGGGCTTTCTCTGCCTGACTGGCCTCACCCTGGGCTTCACGGACTTCTTTCTGCAGGCGATCAAGCTCAATCAACGTGGACTCCACGCTGTCTGACCCTGGGATGTCTTCGTCGGCAAGAAAGTGCTGGGCAAGGAACTTGATTCGAGACTCGTTACCACCTCGGATCGCTGCCTCGACCTCGTCCATCACGAACCAGAACTTCAGGTCGTCCCCCTGAACTCGGGGCTTCCCCTTTCGTTCCAGGCGGACAGACCGGGTCAGGGGATTCCCTGATCCGTTTGTCATCTCTACAGTCACGTCGGCAGAGTCCTCCAGGTAATGGATGACTTCGCCCCACGAACTCTTGTAGCTCTTCGCGGGATCCTTACCCCCCACGTCTTGGCGCTCTCCATCGGAGGCAATGCGTAAGGCGTTGAGCATCGAAGTCTTGCCTGTCCCATTGTCCCCCTGGAGCACTGCTCGTTGAGGTAACTCCAGCGTCTGTTGAACACCCGACGCCAGATCAGTTGTGATTTTTAATTCCATGGGCTCCTCCTCTGGAGTTTTTCCAATCAAGAATATGAAGTAAGGTCGGCCCAGCGCGACCATCGCGCCAAACAAACCAACCGTATGCGGTGCTATCAGTAGCTCCCTTGGTGAATGAAGGTCGCTGGGCCAGCACGTACACCTCGCTTGGCGGGTGCTCGGCCCAGAAGGGTAACCGTCTCGAAGACTCTAAAAAGCCCAGCCGAAGCAGGAAGGCAACGTTCCTGGCGAGGCCAAGCGCGTGCCGGATGTGAGCCTCGGCCTCTCGGTACGGAGGATTCCCGACAATCCACTCGGGGATCTCGTGCCGCTCGGGGATGTACTCCAAGAAGTCTGCGACTCGCGAGCACACCCTGGGGTGAGAAAGCCCGGGGGCTTCAGGGTCGATGTCCATCGCCTGGACCTTCATGGTCTTCGAGCAGAGTGCCCGAACGAACGCCCCGCCACCCGCGTGAGGCTCCAGTACTAAGGCGTCCGCCTGGATGGGTAACTCTTTCACTAGCGCAAAGGCCAGCTTGTCAGGGGTGTAGTAAGCGTCACGGTCGATGCGATCACTGTGGGCTCGGGCACGGCTCATCAATCCTCCTTCCAGCGGTCGAGGATCTTCGCCTCTGCGGTGAACTCAATGCCCAACGCTTCTTGGTGAAGACACTCCTCGACGATTCGTTTAGTTCGCTCCGCCCGCTTCTCCGGTACGAGGTACAGGACGGAGTCGTGGGTCTGGTTACACAGCCCGATGCCCTTGGAGAACCGGAACGGGATGCGCTGCTGTAGCGCCAGCAGCCCTCGGGCTACGATGGCGAAGCCACCTGCCTGCCCAATCCAGTTGGCCACCACAGACAGGTCCTCCCCGTCCGCACAGTCCCGGCGTCGGCCAGAGATGGGCTCGGCCACGTACCCTAACTGTCGCCAGGATTCGAGTTCGGTTCCCCACCACTCCGAGAACTGGGGGGCAGCCCGCAGCCAGCGACGATGGAGAGCAGCAACCTTCCGTACCGTGTAGTTGGCGTAGATGAGGTTACCCTGCTCGTCCTCCCGCTTGATGAGGTTGGAGTGAATGGTGTTGACCCCAGCCCCGTAGAGCGCGGCGTAGCACAGCGTCTTCGCTAGGTCCCGGGCTTCTTTGAACTTCCCTTTGCCCTTCTTGGTGCGGTCTGCTGGGGCTCCGGGGATCTCCCAGTACTCGGGGCCAAACATCGCTTGGCCAGTCAGCCCGTGGGGCTCGATGGGGATGGTCCCTGCGAACGAGTCGATGTACTGGGTAGCCCCGGCTACTGCCGCACACAGGCGTAGCTCAAGCTGATCCATGTCAGCGTACACGAACTTGAAACCCTCGGGGGCTACGAACACAGCCCGCAGATCATACGGGACGTTCTGGAAGTTGGGATTCGAGGAGGAGAACCGGGCCGGAGTACCATGCGCGGAGTAGTCCGCGTGAATCCGCCCATCTTCCAAGGCCATCTCACCCCAGGGCTCCAGGTAGGTGGTGATGAGCTTGTCTGCTCTGCGGTAGAAGCGGAGAGCCTTGATGAAGTGCTTGCGCTCTGTCGAAACCACCGGGCTGCACAGTAATCCACGCAGTGACCCGTCGTTGGAGCTAGGCAAACCTCCGGGAGTAATCTCCTGAAGCGGGAGCTTCCACTTATCGAAGAGAAGGTTGCTGACTTGCTGGGGAGAGCGTGGGTTTAGCCCTTGGGCGAGGTGCTGGATGGTGTTGTAGTACGATTCCCGCCGGACAGTCTGCTTTTCGAGTAGCTCGACCCGCTTGGCCTCGTCGATGGGGATCCCCACACGCTTCATCCCCACGCAGAGACTTTGAAGCTCGTGATCCTGCTGGTGTAGATGGTTCTGGCGTCGTTTGCGTACAGAGTGTACAAGAGGACGGACGGCCCGTCTGGTAACGGCTACATCCCTACCATTGTAGTGATGTAGCTCAGCATCAGTGGCAGCGTCGGCTCCGGCATGTTCGGATTTCCAGGCGGGCGCGTCCGTGAACTCTGCACCTACGAAGTTAAGCCGGTGGGCTACTTCGCAGTTGTGTAAGCGATGAAGAAGGATGCCGTCGATGTGAGGCTTCGGCGTAACCTTCAGGCAATTCTCGGTGATGATGCGGTCGAAGTAACCGCTGTTCCAACCCACCTTCATCAGGCGTGGATGGGTGAGGATCTTCTGCAGTACCCGGCGCATTCGGTCGAACTCCTCAACGGAGTACCAGTCCTCGCCAGTCTCCATGGAGATCCAGGGGATGACGTAGGCTACGTCCTCGGTGCCAATCCCCAGGCACTTGGGCTCGCAGAGCAGGATGTCGTCTGCCCGGGTGGTTTCCCAGTCGTAGGCAATCGTGTACTGTCCGGTCCCCGCCTTCTCGATCCAGATCTTGGCAGCGTTCCAGAGTTCCATGGGGGTCGGCCCCACTACCACATGTGGCTCGAACCAGTCAAGGGTTCCCTCGAAGTGTCGCTTCGCCTTGGCCACATCCCTACGGAAGTAGGGTCGGCGACGTGCCCCACGGAGAACTGCCGAGGGATCGAACGTCACCAGGGCTCGGGCTGTAGGAGCCCTGTCGTCGCCCCACATGATGGGTCGCCACGCAGTGTCCAGGTACAGGGGGAAGCCTCGGTACGAAGAGATCTTCGGGTTCCCCGGCACGATCCCCTTCAAGGCCTCAGCCCCCATCAGTAGGAGGTTGGCCTTGCGTTCCAGTTGCCACGCCAGTTCCCGCTCCAGGCGGGGGCGACAAGCCTCTTCGGGCGTGAGGTACGGGTCCAGCCCGTCAGCCTCTCGCTTCTTCGACATGCGCTTGATGCGTGTATCCGCCACCTCCTTCTCGTCCCGAGGGTAGCGACACGCCACGATGTGGGTGTACGAGGCGCTCTTGCGCTTCTTCCAGCCGACGAGCTTGAGCCCATCGGCCATCTCGGCCCCACCCGGGCCGATGAGGGGGCGACCTCGCAAGGACTCCTGCTTGCCGGGTGCGCCGGTAACTACCAAAAACTGTCCGCTTTGGTGTAGCTCTGCGGGCACCGGGGCTAACTCGTCCCCGTCCCTGCGGTACAGGGCGGCCAGACCACACTCCGCGCAGCGGGCGTGCGTAAGACACTCCTCTCCAGGCGTCATGGCTCCTCCAAAAGCGTGGCCCCGTTTCGTGCTCCGGTGGGGCAAGGCCGGAATGATTCTGCGTCCAGGCTAGTAAACGCAGCGCACTATGGAAGAGCTTCAGGCAAGTGATGAAAAATCCCGAAGCCCCTCCGGCTCACGCAAGCAAAGCATCAAGATCATCGTCATCCGAATTGGTGTCGAGATCCATCGACTCTACCTCCTCCTCCTCTTCCTCCAACATCAGATCGTCATCGAGGGTTTCCCCGCCATCAGCCTCGGCCTCGCCTCGGGTTGACACCAGAGTCTCATACATGTCCCCAGAAATCCACTTGACCTGGGCATAGGAGCCTTCGCCAACCGGAGGGGTGTAGTGTACGAAGCCCTCGTTCCCGAGAATGCTCTTCTCGGAGATGGTGATCTTTCGCTGGAGCTTCGCCAAGGGCTTGCCCAGGGAGGTGAGCATCGCCAACCAGAACGGCGCGAGCTTCTCAGCTTCCTGTTGATCCCGAGGGATGTTGATCCCATCGAAGATTGTTGACCCTGCGTAGTTGGAGTCCATGACTTGCAGCGTGAAAAACGCACGGGGCTTCCCGGCACGGGTTTCCCGCTGCTCTGCCTTGATGACTCGGATCTTGTAAGGCCCCTTGTCTCGGGGTGCGCCCATTCCTGCGGGAGTCTTCCCGGTGAAATCGGCCTGGAACTTGAATGACATAGCGTCTCCTTGGGTAAGTAGGATCGAAGTAGAACACGTCAGTAGTTGCGTGTCAACTTCTTTGGTTGGATTGCAACTAAATACTGCCGTCCGAGTTCTCTTCCCCGAGTAGGTCGAGGAAGGTGTCGAGCAGTGTAGCTTCTTGGAGGCGGAGCCACGCTCGGTCTACGCCATCGAGCACAGCCCACCGAACATGGCGAGGGTTCCGGTCACGTACCGTATCCACCACAGTCTTGGCCACAGCCTTGATGTCCACATCTTCCAGACCCTCAGCAGCACGCGCCGCTTTCTCGACTCGCTCCGCAGTCGCGTCAGCAACCTTCTCCATCCACGCCAGGGCTTTCGGACGAGGTAGCTCGTAGCCTCGGGCCAGCAGCGGCTCCCTCAAGTTCATCGGAAACTTCCGAGGGAAGATGGACAGCCGGTCCTTGGTGATGAACATGTCGGAGGGTGTAGTTGACAGGACGTAAGGCCACAGGGCTGCGCCCAGGTGGTCGGTACTGTACTCGACGTGAGCAATCACATCGAGCATCCCTGGGATCTTCTCTGCCGCTTGGTACCCAGCCAGCGAGAAGGTTCCAGGGCGCACAACCTCACCGTTATCCAGCTTCGGCGGGCTCTCGTGGAACTCCCACCAGACGTGACAGTTCGCCTCTCGGGCAGCGTCTCGGGCTTCGAGGAAGAACTCTCCATACTTGTCCCAGACAGTCCACCCGCTGTACTCACCACGCAAGCGACGAGCTTCGGCGTCCCCCTCAATGGAGAGGTCACAGAAGATGATGGCGGGGAACTTGTCCGCGTACTTCTTTACTACCTCGGGGATGATTCGGATCCCTTTGGCTCGAAGCTCCTTGGGCTTCCAGTCCAACCAGGACGCGCATGTCAGGCCACCCTTGGGGGACACGAACAGCGCATCGGGAAACGCTCGGATGAGCGCCAGCGTCTTACCCCGACCCGGGGGAGCGTAGATGGCTCCGAATGTTGGATCAGCCAATTCGATCCTCCTTCGGGTCATAGCCCTTTGTCATCCTGGGATCAGGTGTAGTGCGTCGAGGGTACTGTGCGGGCTTGTCTGCCGCTGCTGCTACCTCTAGCTTCACCAACTCTTCGGTGGTCGGCAGGAACTGCATCAAGGCTCGCATCTGAGCGATCACCCCTGGAGGGATGGGGCCCGGATCGCGGGCCACCGCAGTCAAGTAAGGTTCCAGTGAGCCTCGCAGAGCGTGAGCCGTGCGCATGGTGTCCAACGCCACTCCAAACCAGTCAGGTCTATCCATCTCTCCTCCTAAAACAACCTGCCTTGACAGGTCTTAGCCATTGCGCACTCCCCGTAGGCGGACCAACAGGTGTGCTGTGAAAACTCTCGGGGCCACTGCTCCAAAGGCAGCCCCTCATGTTGGTCGATCAATCTCCTCCGATGCAGTATCAGCCGTTTAAGGTTGCCTGTCAACCCTGGGGCATACGGGACAACATCACGCCGGAACTCCCACGGAGTTTTCCCCTGGGGTTTCTTCAGGAAATTGATGATGGCTCCGCCGAACCGGTCACCGTACCGCATCCGACCGAACACCCAGTACCCGATGAACTGACCATCGGTCTGTAGTCGCTTGGTCACCCTGGGGTGAAGTGCGTAGGTGCTCTTGTGATCCACCGTGTAGATCTTATCCGTGACCCGGTCACGTACCCGGAGGTCTTCACCCTGGGTGTACGTGTAGACCTTGTCTGTCTTCGGGTCTCGCACCTTGAGCCGCAGTTCCTTCTCCACCTGAAGGATCTCCCAGCGGGAGTCCTTGCCGAACCTCTGCTTGTACAACTCGTACATCTGCATCGTGTCCGTGAACTTGGAGTCGAACGTCACCCGGTCCTCTCCGACCAACCTGTCACTCCACACCTCCAGGGCTTGGTCCGGTGCGTAGTACACGTCAGGGTCAGACCCCTTAGTTTCCAGTTGCAATCGCTTGTAGTGGTGAGCCAACACGAGATGGATCATCGACCCGAAGACCAGATGCCTGGATGGGATCTGGGATTGCGGAACGTCGTAGACATGCCGCGCAGCGTAGAAGTGTAGGCAGCGGGAGTCATCTAGGCGATGCCACCCCCACTCCGAGGGTCCAGTATCAATCAGCTTCGGCATCATACTCCTCCATGAACTCCGCCAGAATAGCAGAGACGATTGCTTCCTCATCGTCTTCCCCGGACAGGGCCGAGGCTACGTTCGCAGTCTCGGGATCTTCCAGGGTCAACGTCACGTCTTGCAGCTTGCCCTGAAGCAAGTCAGATACTCGTTCATCTGCAGTTCCGGCGGCCACCACGTACATGATGAGCACCGGACGGGTCTGCCCCTTACGAGAGAACCGTGCCTCAGACTGAATGATCTGCCCCGGAGTCCAGGGAAGCATCGAGAACAGCGCGAGATCGGTATGCTGGAGCCCGTCAACAGCCTCACCCCAGGCATCATGGGTGCCAATCAGGCAACATGGGCCGGGATGATCCTTGTACCAGACTCGAACTTCCTCTCGTTCAGCGGTGCTGTGATCGCCATGAGCTACCCGGATGTCATCGAGCTTCGTCTTCTTGGTGACCTCCTTCCCCAGCCGGTCACAGTCAGCCTTACGCCCGGAGAAGATGACCACCTTCTGGTTTGATTCGAGTGCAGCACACACCGTAGCCACCACCCACTCTCGCTTCCGGCTCGACGCCTCCTCCAACTTCACCTCGAAGATAGCAGAGGGACCGTTCTTCGCCGCACGCTTGAGCGCACCCTTGAAGCCCCGGGCTGGGACGCACTGGTCCTCTGCCTCCAGGTAGGCGATCTGCCTGCGCTTCGGGGGTAGCGACCGCTCAAGCTCTTCACGCTTGACGGTGTGAATCACCATCTGCAAGCGGGCTTTCAACTCGGGTACGTTGGACCGACCTGACGTGTCGATCCCCCCGTAGTCTCCAGGCCTCGCCCCGCAGTAGCGGTGGACAAAGTCCCAGTTACTTCCCCAGCAGTCGGGCTCAAGGATGTCTAGCTGGGACCACAGGTCCGAGAGCCTGTCCCGGATGGGCGTAGCCGAGAGCCCCAGCCTCCGCCTGCAAGCCCTGGCGAGTGCTGCTGCTGATGAGGAGACATTGCCCAGAGGCTGGTACCTTGTCTCCAGTTCCCCGTCTGCTCGTTCGATGAGGATCTTCTCGGTACGCTTCCAGTTCTTGGCCCGGTGAATCTCATCCCAGACCACGGACTCGGGAGCCCACGCGCAGAGCACGTCCCGCCAGTGCGGCAGGATCTCCCAGTTGAGCACCACAACATCCCAGCCCACCAGGGCTAAAGAGTCAGCGGTCTGGCCAGACAGCGTAGTGACCTTCAGTGTCGTCAGGCGTTGAAGCTCTGACTTCCACTGCCATTTCGTTGGGGCTCGGGTCACCACGACGGTGCGCCCCTGCAACCACAGCGCAGCCCCCGCAGTCTTCCCGGCCCCACCGGGCCAGAAGAACAGGGTGCCTGGACGCTGGGCAGCGAACACCAAGCCGCGCTTCTGGTAGTCAGTCAGCCACTCCGTCAGGAGCTTGCCGTCCACCTTGCCGTGAACGTGACCCGGTAGGATCAACGCTCCGGTCTTCGGCAGTTGTAGCCCTCGAAGGCGCTGACAATTAAGCGGGGCCTCCTTCCACGGCACGTTACCAGGGATGCTCCGATCTAGAGAAAGCCCCCTTCTAAGTGGATACACGTCACTCCTCCTCCTCCCAGGTGAGCTTGTCCACGCGGCCTGTCCAATCCGAGACGGCCAGGTGAATGTACTCCGGGAGCGCAACTTTGTCTCGGATTAGTTCAACGAGGTTTCGGGCCGACAGAATCAACTCCCGAGGATTGTTTCTGTGGGCACGCCTGTGCGCCTCTTGGGTGAACTGGCGCAGGTACACTGCCGAGTCGGCACGCATCGGAACAACGAAGGCCAGGATCTTGTGGACCCCGTCTTCCAAGTTCTGTACGAACCAGATGCACCCCGACATTCGCAGCCCTCGCTGCCTCCAGGCACGCGACCGCCACACTGAGTAGCTACCCTCCGGGCCAGCCTCAGAGTGAATGATGTGGGTTCGGCCACGCTGCAACCGGAGGTGTTCCCACCCCTCGTGCGGCCCACCGAGAATCAGTTGTAGTGTCACGGTACTTGTGAAGTCCTGAATGTCTACGCGTAGTGTCCAGTCCTGATCGTCCACCCAGTGGATTACCTGCCTTTCTGGCACAATCGGATCACGTAGTAAATCTCCTCCAAGGTCCAGTCCTCTGCATTCCATCTTTCTACCCTCCTCTTGAGTCTAAGTAAATCAGCACCCTCAAGTGTAGACTTGGCGTGCCACGGAAATAGATCCCAGCCCAGCTTAGCAGCGGGCTGAAAGTCTTTAGGGATACCGACGCGCTTGCACATAGCAGCGAAGCTCTCCCCGGGCGTTGCCCCGAGGAACCCGGCCAACGCTACTTTCGTAACGCTGAGCACATCTTCATTGATCATGAGTAACCTCCTTGGATCCAACCGCATTGGCAGGATCTACCCGGCATACGGCATGATAGAATACGATTCTTTGCTGGGTCTGCGCATCAACGAAGACTATAAGATCGGATGCGTGGCGCACGATCTCTCCAACCCCGGCGTAGATTCTGGTTTCTCCGGAGAAGCAACTGATGTATTGTGCTGGCAGTGCGGGAGGACTATTCGTGGCCGCGCCAGTCGCCATCCACAAGACTGCAATACCTAGAACTGTTGTTAGGGCAGCCGGGGCAGTGTTGTACTTCAAAGGTTTCTCCAATATAATTTGGGGAAGAAGCCACAATGTTAGTTCCCTTACTCATGATTGCGTTCCTGGCAGGCATCACCTACGGCATGGTGATGGGCTTGTTCCTTACCACATACCTCGTGCTCGCATTGCGGCGTCGTTAAGAACTGTGGCTCCCCCAATTCCCCGGAGTGTTTGATGGCTAGGTTCTCCCAGCTAGTCCCTTGGATGGAACCCTTACTCGCCGAACACGAAGACTGGCTCAGAACTGAGCCCCCGTTGCCGGAAGTGAAAGCCAAACTAGGACTCGACACAGTCCACAAGGCAAAGCAACTGCGGTACTACCTGCGACAGAACGCAGAGAGATCCGTAAAGCAAGACGGGCAGGTAGCACCGCAGCCGCAAGAAACGATTCATCTGGTCATCGGGGATGCGCACGTAGCTCCTGGCCAGAACCTTCGAAGATTCACTTGGCTGGGACGTATGGTCGCAGCCTTGCGCCCGACCAATGTAATCTCTATCGGAGACTGGGCCACCATGGAGTCACTCTCTTCTTACGATAAGGGTCGACGATCCTCGGAAAACAAACGATACAGCAAAGACATCTCCGCCGTCAATGAATCCCTTCGCCTCTACCATCGGCAACTGCCTCGGGACTGGGCCCCCAAGCACGACATCACCATGGGGAACCACGAGTACAGAATCATCCGGTTCGGTGAGGACACACCACAGATGGACATCTGTGACTACGAAGACATGGAGTTCGCCAAGTGGGGGTGGGAAGTCCACCCGTTTCTCCAGCCCGTCACCATCGACGGCATCAGTTACAGCCACTACTGGCAGAACCAGAACAGTCGGTTCCCCATCGGCGGCGTGAACGCAGCCCGGAACCTGCTGCTGAAGAAGCACATGTCCTGCGTGGCAGGGCACTCGCACCTCCTCCAGTGGTACACCATCAGCACCGAGCAGCGGCGACTGCACGGGCTTGTCTGCGGCAGCTACTTCGAACACCGAGAGAGCTACGCGCATCAGTCCAACGATGGTTGGTGGTCAGGCATCTGCGTTCTCCGCAACGTAAGGAACGGAGACTACGACCTGGACCTGTGGTCGATGGACCGAGTCAAGAAGGAGTTTGGGTAATCAGGTGTGGCTCCAGGCCCAGGAACATTCCCCGGGCAATCGCCTCACTGCCCTCGTCAGATGCCATGTACTGTGCATCCTTCAGGTGCGTGAAGAACCCAGCCTCCACCAAGATGGCAGGCATCCAGGTCTTCCGCAGCATGTAGAAGTTCGCCTCGTACTTCCCGCCCCGCACCCGGAGACCGAGGTTCGGCGTGTCTCGGTAGCCCTGCATGACCGAGCGGCACAGGTCATCAGCATCGGTGTGCCCCGGGCTTGTGAACACGGCCACGCCATCGCCTGACTGGGACGGACCCCGAAGCACGTTACCCATGGCGTTCCCATGAATGGACACGAGACAGCACCGCTTCCCCTCGCTGCGCAGCGTGCTGTACACAGCATTAGCGTAGCTTACTCGGGACGTGAGGCTCGGGTCTCGCCACTCGAACGAGGTACCGTCGAGCTTCGGGGGCGCAGTGATCTCTGCCTGATCCACCGTGGAGTACACGGTGACCCCGGCGGACAGCAGCAAGTCAATCAACCGGGCTGCGTGTCGTCGGTTATGCACACCCTCGTAGAAAGTCCACTCAGGGTCCACGTCTGTATGTGTGTACCGTTTCCCCCGAGGGGTTTGATACACACCCGTGTCGGGATCTATCCCACCGTGCCCCACGTCAATGAAGACGGCATGGACGGGCCTCACAAATTACAACCGCAGATGTCGAAGGTCACGATAGTGGCGACACTCGATCCGATGATGACGCCGACGAAGCCAACGAGCCACCAGATGGGTAACTGTTTAGTGATACCCCACGCAGTGACGAGCACGGTCTTAATCAATTCCATGAGAAGTTCCCTAGTGAATAGTCCTATTCTTCTCTAACCGTTTCGCCCTGTCAATGCCGATTTAGTTCACATCCAGGTCGGCGAGTTCTTGGCCGAGCATCTCGTCAATCATCTCAAGCATCGGGCTAAGGATCTGTTCGTGGGCAATCACGACAGCAGCAAGCTCCAGGGCTGCCTCCTTCCACACCACGTTAGCGTCCTCCGAGTTCTCAGCGGACAACTTCAACACTGCTTCCGCCAAGCTGACTTCCACAGCCAGTCGGCACTGCAACTGCGATACGTGCGCAGGCTCCAAGCAATCAGTATCCATGTCCATAACGTCTCCTATTGTTCTTCAGTGAAGGTTTCGTCCAGCTTCATTACCCCGAGAGCCAAGCCCTCGATGGCACAGTCTGGGCAGAGGGGAAACCCCTCGGTCATTATCCAACCCGCAGACATAGCCTCCGGGCCGAGTGATATAATTTCAAGTGTGCCGATCTCATCGGCCTCAAAGAAATCCTCGCCTAGTGCGATACCAATTTCAAGTGTCGTGAATACTGTGGACGTACACGCTTCACGCTTGTTCCATTCTTCGGCTGCCCAGTCCTGGGCTCCCTCCGACTGTAATTTGATCTTAGTCCGTCCACACTTCAAGTCTCCTTCGCAATCCATTTTACCATCCAGGTGCCTAGGCACCCCCCTCCCGCACTCAGGATATCACGGGAGTGTCTAGGGCACGGATGATTTGTCGAGGTGAATGGGGACTGACTCTTTCCAAACAGTCACCCACTCACCTCGACAGGACAGCCCCACCTAGCTGCCCTCTCAGTTCACGATACCATCCGACGCTTCCCAGACAACGCTCTCGCGCTTGCCTTCGCAGTCACCGACGACGGTGTACTTGCACACCCTCATCTTTTGGTGGTCACAGTCATAGGGGACACATACCACATCGGCAGGGTCCACCTTGACCAAGACGGTGTGCGGCCCGAAGCCACTCGCGTACTCGTAAGCCCCGACGTGGAGCCCAAAGTGACAACCCAGGGCAGGGTCGTCCGAGATTTTGTTACGCGGCATCTCCACGGTAGCACCGATGGCATTGCTGATGGTCTTGGAATACTGATCCATGTAGTCCGAGGTCACTCCCTTGTAGGCAACGAAGTATCCATCCTCAGTGATGGAGAAGCCTTCGTTGTGCTGCAAGAAGCGGAACAACTGCTCGGTGGAACGCATACTCGGGTTCAGGCGGAGTCGATCCCAGAACGCCAGGAAGTGTTTCACTGGGGCATTCTGGTTGACGTGGCGCATGATGGCATCACCAAGCTCCACGGGCAGGGCATCCTCTCCACGAAAGATCTGTCCGTCCTTGTGGTGGAACTCTCCGTCTGCCCAGGACACAACCTGGGTGGTCAGGGATGCACACCTCCGGACGATGTCCCAGTCCTCATCGAGGATGGCATCCCGCAACTGGAAGTAGCGGTCAACCTCTGAGACATGGACCGTATGGGCCACGCCGTCGATGCACACGAAGATGTTCTCCCCCGTAATGGAGAAGGGCACGCCTTCGGTAATTTCAATCTGCTTGTTCATTGTCTTGCTCCTTTGCTTGTTCCTCATCGAGGAACTTGATGATTGCAGGCCACTGTTTCAGGCTTTGCAGGGACCGGAACCAGTTACTCCTAGGGTAACCAAGTACCGGGTATCTCTCTGTGAACTCGTCATGAGTGAAGGTTGGTTTGGGTAAGGTTGTTCCTGGCGAAGCCCAGCACATGTACAGCTTCGCTTCGCCATGACGAGGAATGCCTCGACCAATGAGGACCAGGGGATGGTCTTCCCCAAGGACTTCAGCGAAGGGCTTCATCCTCTCTTTGCTACCCCAGTTGCCCCACTGGTCATGGTCTACCTGTTGTTGGCAGGCCTCGGGGTTCGCCTTGATCCAGGCATCAGCCTTGGCTCTTGCGGCAAGAGCCAGTTGCTGCCCAGGGATCTCACCTGTGTATGCGAGCTTCACCCCGTAGACCTCGGTGTCCTTCGCCAGGACATTCCGGGCTGCGAGGGGCTCCTCCGAGATGAAGCGGTTGATGCGCACCCACACCCCATCGTCTGGAATGGTGTCCACTGCCTCCCAAGCCTTGGACTTGTGCCTCCCGTCGAGGCGGCTCTCATCCACTAGCTTGAAGAACGTACCCCGTGGGGCAGAGGACCGTGAACGCACACGCTCGGCCTTGGGCTTCAAGGCATACTTGTCCACCATTCGCACCGGGATACCCTTCAGTCCTGAAGCAGCGAGCCACGCCCGCAGGGCTTGACCGAACTGGGGCATCGTCATGTTGGGGTGCGGAGTGACCAAGAGGTACTCATCCGAGTCTCCGGGCAGTTCCCTGGAGTTGATCCGGGTCCGCTTCGGGTTCAGCATCAGGCCCTTGAAAGCCATGATGCTACCTCCCCACCCTTTCTTCGACGCCCACCGACCATCGCGGTTCAACGCAAGGGTAGCCACTCGAATGGCATTCAAGCCCTTGGGCTGACCCACCGAGGGCAGCTTCCGCCGCAGTTCCTCATGGTCTCGCTTGACTCGTTGTTCCCAGCCACCGAACTGTCGGACGCGCTGCCTCAACTCCCAAGGATTCTTGACGGCCTCAAGATCTTCGGTGAGCTTCTGTCGTAGCTCATCCCAGAAGGCCTCTTGCTTCGCCTTGATAGCCTCAACAGTCCGGTCAGTAAGCGCCACACCCTCCCGGTTGGGAGTGATGTCGACGTCACCGATGTTCATGAACAGGTAGATGTCACCCTGCATCTTGGGCTGAATCTTCGACGAGTCAATCTTGTACGGCACGCCGCCCATGAGGACGTGGAGATTCCCCCAGTAATTCTCGGACAGAACACCCCCGCTCTCGGTCTTGACGATCCACTCGGGAGCCAAGTCCTCTCGCTTGGGAATGATCTCGGGCACCGGATCAAAGAACCGGTACAGGTTCCGAGCCTTATCCTGAAAGGTGTAGACGTCCTTAGGTTGCACCGGGATGACCACTTCCAACCCTGTCTCGTCACCGCAGGGTTCAGTGTGTACACACCGGAGAACACCCGTGTCCCGCTCGTCCAGCGTACAGGTGTAGGTGGACTTGATGCCCTTGTGCCGGGAGATCACTGTGAACGTATCGGTGTACGCATACGGTGACTTACACCCATACCCAAAGGTTCCGATAGCAGCATCGGAACCTCGCTTGTCCGAGAACCCGAAGCTGGTGAATCGAGTCGCCATGAACTCGGGGCTCAACCCCAAGCCATAGTCCCGAATGGACAGGCGGGGCTCGAAGGATGTTGGCAACAGCACCTTGAACGGTACATCAGGAATACCCGCAGCGACATGTGCGTCGTAAGCGTTGGTCCCGATCTCTCGGATAGGTGCCAGGGGTTTGTCCGAGTACAGGTAGTCTCGGAGGGTGCGCATAATATGCGCAGCCCCTGACTCATCAATCGAGAACGTTGCCTCCATCGTTGCCGGTGAAGTGGTCAACGTCCTCTCTACAATTTGTGGTTTCATCACTTGCTCCTTTGATTATATCTGTCTCATCTGTCTCATCTGTCTCGTCTAGCTCCACATGCTCATCTGGATACGCAGTGAAGTTGTCCGCAATAAAATTGCGTAGCCCTCCAGCCGCTGCTCGCTGACCCCTGGCATCCAGGTACTCCGCGAGTCTATCCAGTACTGTCACTGCCCGATCCCTCACTGGGATGTCGGGCCTCCAGTTCACCGTCGAGCACTCCACGATAAGCTCGTGGAAGCAGTCGAAGTCGTTGTCAAAGATCCCCATCACTCACCTCCTCGGTTTCAAATTGAATCTCAAGGTCACTCAAGCGACCGGCAAGTCCGCATAGATCATCGTCAACGATGTGCGCCACGAACTCATCAAGGTAGCCCCGTTGCCACGCGACCCTAAGGATAGCAATCCGATGCTCGCTACTCTCGGCGGCTGTCCACCGGGCAACAAGACGATCCCACTGGCGGCGTTGGATGACCTCTCGTGCTCCACCTCGGTTCATCATGCCCCCTTACGGTCGAAGGTGATCTCATCTTCCCAAACCCAAGAGGGCTCAGTATGCGGGGGCATCCCAAGGATGTGGATTCCGTACCTCCATCCCTTCCGCATCAATTTGGCCCAGAAGATCTTCCCTTCCTGGTCACCGTACTTCACGATGTCCTTCCGAAAGAACTTCTGCTCCGGCTCCGGCTCCGGCTCCGGCTCCGGCTCGGGTAGCAAGACCTCGAACTCGGGCACGATGGCCACGGGCTCGGGCACGACCGGTGGCGGAGCAGACACTAGCCACTCCGGCGCAAACCTCGTGACGGGCTCCGGCTCGGCTATCGGCACGACCACCGGGGCAGAGGGTACGAGGTGCGCGAAGAACTCGTGCGCCTTAGCATGTCGAGCATACAGTTGAGCCGCCACGCCTCGCTTCAGGCCCTCGGTGAAGCAGTTGTACAGCGAGTACATGTTGCGCTCACTGAACTCCTCGTGCCTCGGCTCTCGCCAGTCAGCCAGGGCTACCGTTGCCTGTTGCGGCATCAGGATCTTGTGCCCCATGGCTCGGCCAATCCATTCGTAGCCCAGGTCCAGGTGGCAGGGCAGCGCACGCAGCGCGTCAAGTTGCCGGTTCATGTTGACATGGTGGCCCAGCGCCCCGATCAGGGCTGTCTTTACATCCTCTTTCAGCTTCGCTTTGACGTTGGTGGTATGCTTCCGCAGTTGCTGCCATCCGTTTCCAGAGATGCACAGGTTGTCGCATACGAAAACCTGGGTACCGATTACGATGACAATCGACAACGTCTTGTTGTACGAGTTGCGGAATCCAATCACCATCGGATGGGCAGGGTCACCCGTGTTGATGGTGAGTACCCCGAACAACTGCTGCCCGTCTTTGGTCAGGCCGTACTCCTCCTTCGTGATAGTGAGCCCAGCACGGGCCACTTCCATCCTCAATCTGTCAACCAGATCCCCGTTGCCCACGGGCATCCACCGACCTTCCGGATCTGGTATGGGTACAGGCACCGCACAGATCCCCGCGTAGTCCGTTTGTTTCGCACCGCAGTGCAGCATTAAACCATTCATTTCTACCTCCTCTCTACAATGGGGATCATTCCCCGGGTTCAACTTCAACTTCAATCTCAACTGTCCGGTCGAAGTACTCGACCTGCCCATGCCACCCGGGCTTCAACGGCCCGGCCTGCTTCATCGCATCCTTGTGTCGCCAGTAATCGCTACCGTCGGGACCCTTGCCGGGTCCGGCTTCGCCATCCATCCGGCTCGAACCGGCGACGAAGATCTCCACGTCACCGGGCTCAAGCCACCGAGTCACCACGCACACCCGATAGGGTACGGTGATCAGCTTAAGCTCGGGCTCGGGCTTGTCTTCTTCGTAGTCGCGCAACTCCTCATCCGAGAGCCCGCATCCAGGACTGCCACAGTCCAGAGCCCCGCACATCCCATCGCTACAGCTACGTCGCTTCCTCATCGCTCACCTCCTCATGCCACGCACTGTCATCAGTCCATGGTTCTTCGATGTCGTCGGGAATCACCGGGTCGGTG